CCAGAAGAGGCATCCCACATTGGCCGTCCACAGTGCGTACAGCACTTTGTGACATGGCACAATATAATGAGGTGTTCAAATCCTTGGGTTTCTGTGAACCATACGTGATATGTGGCATCTCAATGGTGCTTACAACACCATTGGAACCACGATCTACATACAATCCGGAAGCATTTCCCGTGGGTTGCGTGGGTAGAAAGAACTCTCTAATACTTCGTCGAGGCGGTAAAGATACCACTCTCACGATAGCTAGATCATTTTCCACATCTCGCACGACATCGTTCGCATCCAAGCGAACAGTGGTTTCCATCGTGATTCCATTGCGCTTTACACCCAACTGAATGTTAGCAGAGACAAGATCATCTGGAATGGTATGAGAGTTAGCAAGATAATACTCGCCACCCAAACCAACCATTCGACATTTGCTCCGTTTTCTTTCGCTCTGAAAAACACAGTAGGCAACATTATTGGCAACACGATTCTGCAATGATGACATATCCATACAACGCGATTTCAAATTGCCATCAAACTTCGTAATCTCCATAGTTGGTGAGTAGAAATAATCCTCTCTTTCCTTGGTTAAAGGAACGATATTGCCTTGTGCCTCAGAACGACCCATAAAATACTTTAGGGCGGAACCAGCCACAATCAACGCTCCTAAAACAAGGAAAAACTTAGGTATACGAACGACACGAGTTTGCACTTTGGCTCCAAGCATAGTAAAGGCCGTGCGTGTTCGACCTGTATTGTGATAAAAACATGTTGCAGCACGATGCTTGGTGTCGCCCCACTTGCAAGCAAGTCTCTTCATAGCTAATCGCCAAATGAAAACATTGGCAAAATTGCTAAGAAAAGATGTGGCGAGAGAACCGAGCCAAAGACCAAGAGAGAAGACAGCGATAAACTCAATGGCCCCTTGAGTTTCCACCTCATCAGTGTCGGACTCCTTCTCAATCACTTGTGAAACAAGATCATGATTTAGGAAATCTGCCACATTATCAAACGATAGAGTGGACTCATACAAATTCGCTTCACAAACAGCCTTGAGATCATCCTTCTCACAGGAACAAAGACGAGCAGGTAATTCGCACAATTCACAGTGCTCCATAGCGTGGATAACATCCACACTACTCTGAGCACGCCCTTGACGTTCATAGAAAGTTCTCACACTTCCATTAAACCAGGCTAAAGCTTCGGCCATACTATCCGTCTTAAGCAGAGTTTTCTCCTTAATATCACGCCCACTAGCACACAACTCCTTGATGGAAATGTTCCAATAATTGGGGTAAGGTAAATTCTCGTTCACAACGAGATTCCCCTCACCATCATCATACTCTTTCTTCGTGGTGATATCTAAGATAAACGGAAAACGACGACGAGCGGCAGCTGGAAATTTGAAATAGTGAGCAGCATTCAAATCCCGAGTATTGGTGGTGCCAATAACAAAATGACCCAAAAATGGAGTCGTACCCTTCTTCTCAAGAGAGGCTTGATTGGTAGTATACGACACATTGTTGATAATATGCAAAATCTCACTCACGCTCTGATCAATAGTACCAGTTGCGGGGTGAGCCCACGCAATATCATCCAACACAAGACACCACATCTTGGAGTCGAAATTGTCCCAGAATTCCTGCGTCGGCGAACGAACATACTTGTACTCCGCCGAGTGAGGCAACTTACGTAAACGAGCAAATTGATTATAGAAGCATTCAGTGAGAACACTTTTACCAATACTAGAATTGCCAGCAATAAGTAAGGAGTAAGGAGCGGGTCGATTAGATTGACAGATCTTTTCGTTCTTAAGACGAGCTTCGTAAGACAATAATTTGCCACGCATCTTCAAAAGTACAGAACGATCAGTCTTATCCAATTGGGGCAAAATCTTCTCGATCTCCAAGTACTTCTGAATGAGATCAGACAAACGTGATAGCAATTTAGTGTGGTCAACACCAGCGCCAACATTGCTCTCTTTGTACCTCTCAAAATCCTGAGAAAATACTTCAACGGAATCATAAAATTCACCATACGCTGCGGGTGAATGAACAATGTGCTCTACAGACATGCCGGCAAAAGCTTGATAGCCTGCCGTACAAACGAATAGAGCCATGTCAAGAAGAGAATCAACGAAACCCATCTTGCTGGAGTGTTTGCGTTTAAGGTTCGCCTCCTCAATTCGCGAGAAACCTGCTTTCGATAATGTGAGACCTGCCTTGGAAAACAATCCTAAGCTGAGTACATACATAATGAAAGTGTAGATCTTAGTCATACCTGGTGAATCTCGCAGGTTTTTAAAACGATCGTGCGTATCCTTGCCAGAATTCACATAATCAATAAAACCCTGAGTCTCAAAAGAATCAGAAAAGACTTCATCAATTTTCGACATAATGTCCAACGAAATAGCGCTACCCCCATTGATACTTTTTACAAAAGCAGCAACAGCAATAGCCCTCATCTTAGTTGTTTTGGCATCAGCTAACTGATAGGAGAGAATGAAAACTGATTCAACAATAGAAACCGTAGAACGGAAAGTTTTCTCTTCCATACCAACTAAACCAGCGGCGTTAGCAATCTGAAAACCTTGAGTTTGGAGAACGGCACGGCGAAATGATTTGCGTGCTTTCCGGGGTAAAATAGAAGCTTTAGAACTCTGAGTTCTATAACGACGTTGGAAGAATATTCGGGTATGACGTAAGCGCATAGCGAAATCCAAATTGTGCAATTGAAAAATACTG